ATTTCTATAAAAGAATTGTTATTGATTTCTATAAAAGAATTGTTATGATTTCTATAAAAGAATTGTTATTGATTTCTATAAAAGAATTGTTATGATTTCTATAAAAGAATTGTTATTGATTTCTATAAAAGAATTGTTATGATTTCTATAAATAATTTATTATGATTTCTATAAATAATTCATTGTATTAAAAATAAACAATAAAAATATAAAAATGAAAATACTAAATATAATATTATAATTAGGTTAGCCTCCAAATGTTCCAAGAGCGATTGAAGAGAGTACTTGATGATTGCGACACATACACGTTAAGAGAATTTAAAAACGCAGTGTATCCATTGGTCAGGGAAATGAAAGGAATGATAGACGAAGAGAAATACAGCGATTTCATCATTGAATACGATTGTGTGAAGAACGAAGTTATATATGGGGACAACGACGAAGACAGTGAAAGAGTGAAACAGGATTGTATAGAATCATTGCGTGCAATCATGTCAAATCTCTAGGAGAGGAGAATGAAAAATAACAAAGACCTTTTTTGTTATTCTTTAATATAAAAGACGAATTGTAATATTACCTATTTTTTTAGTGTTAGGTGTTCCAGTAATATAAATTTTTTTATTATTAAATTTAAAATATTTTTTATTATTATCGTCAAGTCTAATTTTTCTAGTTATATTACCACCACCATTTATATTAGGTATTACAAATTCTTCATCTCTAAATATTATTCCATTTTTACTATCTAATAAACGTTTTCTGACATGATCTAATATAATAAAATAATTTTCTTTATCAGTATATAACATATTATAAAGATCAACATTATTTAAATAAATATATTCGCCAGTTCTTTCATTATTAAACCAAAATATCGATGTTATAGGATCATTCCTAAGTTCCTTGCGTCGCGAATATGCATATTTATAATATTCCACTAACTGCCTATAATCATCGGATAACTCAGACTTCTCTACTTTTTTAAAAGTATCATATGTTGTATAATAAATAATATTAGTTCTCTCATATTCGGGATTATCTATTATTTTATATATTCGTCTTTTATTTGTAAAAATATGTTCTAATATTTTTTCTAAATGTGCATCACTATCAATATGAATATTATGTAATTGAAGATAAATTTCCTTTGATGAAATATAAGATAAATTAAATGGAATAGAAGATAAATTAGGACGCACCCGCCCTTCTTCTCTTTTTATTATACTTCCAGTAGTTTTATATTTAGCCAAATCCTTTTCATTAATAAAAATTAACTTATTCATTATTAATAATATTTTATATTATTATTAAAAAGGATGATAAAAGATATTTCAAATTATAATAATATAAATGATTATTTACCGATATTGAATGCAGTATTATTTACAGATTTATTCGTTATAATATTATTAAATAGTAATATAATAAAATCAGAAGTATTAAGAAAATGGTATTCGGATTTTAATTTATTAGCAATAATCGCAGATGTATTAATAATAGTATTAGTATTAATAATAACAAGAGCGATCTATTATAAAATATTCACAAAATTTTCAATAATCAATTTTATTATTTTAGCAGTAATAATACAAATAATTCATGATATATTATTTTATATATTATTCACAATAATACCAAGAGGAAATAATAAAATAATAGATATATTTAAAGATTATGCAATAGAAATTTCATTTTATGCAATAATAGCGGACAGTTGTATGATAATAATGTCATGTTTATTGGCATATTATTTTGTAAATATATCTATAAATACAAATATCATAATATTAATAGTATTAATATATTCGATTCCATATTTAATAAATAATTATTGAAAAGAAATATAAGAGGAATTATTTATATTAAAATAAATGAGTGAAAAATTCGATATAGTTATCTGTCTGGGACCCAATGACGTAAATATAATAAATTTAATGATCGATTATACAAAAAAGAATATAATAGGATATAGAAATATTTATATAATATCCTATGATAAAAATATAAAAATAGATGATTGTATAATAATAGACGAAACAATATTTCCATTTAATAAACAATATATAGATCAATATATATCAAATGGAGAATATAAAAATAGAAATGGTTGGTATTTACAACAACTATTAAAACTATATGCATGTTTTATAATTGATGGTATATTAGAGAATGTATTAATAATCGATAGTGATACGATATTTTTTAAAGAGACAAGTTTTTTTGAAGACGATATTCCATTATATAGTTATGGAACCGAATATCATCTAGATTATTTTAGACATATGCAAAAATTACATCCATCATTAATGAAACAAGATATAAATAAATCAGGAATAGCACATCATATGTTATTACAAAAGAAGATATTAATCAATTTATTTAAATTAATAGAAGATTATCATAATAAACCATTTTATCAAGTATTTATAGAAAATGTAAATCCAAATATTAATTCGAGTGCATCAGAATATGAAATATATTTTAATTATATATTATTTTACAATAGAAATGAATTTAAATTGAGAAAATTAGATTTCGATAATAGACCTCGAAAGATTTCATATATCAATAATAATCATAATTATGATTATTTATCATTTCATCATTATTTATAAAATAATATAAATTGATTTTCAATAGGATCAATTGAACGAAAATGTTCTAATGATTTGGAATGAATATGTAAATTAATAATTTTAATCAAATCATTATTAATTTCTATATAAGGACACCATAAATCATTTATTTTTTTCCAATAAAATTTATAATTATTATATTTAATAACACAAGTTTCATTTATGAAACCAATAGTATCATTAATATCATTTCTTTTATCAACACCACCTAGATATTGACCTATCGCAGCACCATCGAAAATACTTTTAAATATTTTAAAATTCTTATTGAAATAATTTTCATTATCATTATCATTTATAGAAATAATAGGAAAAGGTTCTATAAATGGTGAATTAAAATATTTTCCCAAATTGTTCATATCATTATCATTCATATCATAATTATCCATTATATTTTTAAAAATATTATGATTAGGTATATATATAATACCGGGAATAACTCTATTAGATGCATCGAATGTCAAATAAATTTTATTATTATCAAATTTATCTTTTAATACATCTAAATTTTCATAAATCATAACATCATTTTCTAAATGAATAATATCGGTTATATTATTTTGTCTCATATATTCATAAATATAACAAAATCGCAATGAACAATTATACCAAAAGCCATTTCTAATAGATTTATCTAAAGATAAATTATTTTTAAAATGTCGTATATATTCAGTATTATAATCTGCAATATCAACAATTTCAATATTTAAATCATTATTAACGACATATTTTTTTTCAGTTAATAATACAATATCATTATTACCATGTAATTTACATTGTTTAATATTATCTATAACATATTCTTGAAAAATACCAATAGATACAAATATTATTTTCATTATATTTTAAATATTATTATTATTTTATATGAAATATTTCATTTCTAATCATTGAATAGTCAAGAATTGTATTATCATAATCATAATAATCCAATTTCATATATTTTAAATCATTCCAATCTTTTAATATTATCATGGGTAATTTATATTTTTGTTCTACTTTTCTTATAAAAAGATTATCAATTACAATTGGTATTACTTTTAAATAGAAACATTCCCATAATCGATGTGTATCAATACCATTACCTTCTGGACAAATTGCAAATTTAAAAGATGATAAATATTTAAAATAATCAATTGGTTTTTTTTCTTCGGATATTTCCAAAAAATCTTTCAATTTTAAATAACATTCCGTTCTTTTTTTAATATTCGTATTTATAGCAAAATAAAAATAGATATGATTGGTCTTATTAACTATTGAAATATAATTTAAATTTCCATGTTTCCATTGTGAATTTGCTAAACCTAATGGAATAATATCTATTTTTGAATGATTAAATAATAAATTCTGCGTATACCATTTAATTACTTTTATATGATTAGCAATAGAATTATATAAATCATTATCAATTATATTTTTATCAGAATTATGTGATATTAAAATAAATGGATTTTTTAAATAACATATTTTTTCTTTAAATAGTTCTAAATCTGCAGTACATGTATATATATATTTAGGATTATCGATTTCTTTATTTAAATTAAAAATATTTAAAGACTTTGGATGATTTAATGTAATCGATGGATTATAATTTAATGAATGAGATGTTGCGATAAATAAATCGGCATCATTTTGTATTTTTTCACCAGTAAGATAGTTCATTGATATTTTTTTATATTACTTGTTTATATATAAAAATTATATAAAGTTATTATCAATAGATAGATGATTTATTTAATTATCACAACATGTATCAATAATAAAATAGGTATTAATACGGAAATAAGTAAAAATAGAAGAAATATTAGATATATTGAATGTATAAATCAATTATTACTATTAATACAAAATGATAATAATATAAAACCGATTATTGTTGAAAATTGTGGATTAAGATCTACTTATTTAAATAATTTTAATTGTGATATTATTTATACAAATAATAATTCATATGAATTTATTCATAAGGGTTTTAATGAACTATTAGATATTAAAGAAGTGATTAATACATATAATATACAAGATGATGATATAATTATTAAAATAACCGGTAGATATAAATTATTAAATATAGATTTTATTAATTTAGTTAAAAATTATAAAAAAGATGCTTATGTTAAATTTTTTAATGTTTGTGAAAAAAAATATGTGTATAATGATTCCGTCTTAGGGTTATTTGCAATTAAATCTAAATATATTAAAAATTTTAATTATCGTGGAGACAAAAGTCCTGAAGTGGAATTTGCTGAATATGTTAGAATAAATATAGATAGTAATAATTTAATAGAAATAAAGGATTTAAATTTAGAATATTGTTTATATAATGATGAAACAAATTTACTTATAGTTTAATTTTTATATATTAAATATTAAAATATGAAGATTATATTTTATCAATGGGGACATATTGGAGATGGATTTTTTACTAAAAGTTTTATAAAACAATTTTGTGAATTAAATGACGATCATGATATTTCATTAATGTTAAAATATAATAGTTTTTTATTTACTGATATTCTTAATTTAAAAATTATAATGCCATGTAATGATAATAAATATACCAATAATGATTTCAATGGTAAAAATTATGATCCATTTAATAATATAATAGTAGATAATGATGAATATTTAATAAATAATAATATTGTCGAAGAACCTTTTCCTGATATTTTTTATAGATTATATAATGATGTTTTATATATTAAAACATGGTTTGGTATTATTAGTAATTATGATATAACAGATTATATGGATTGTGATATTGGAAAATTTAATATATATTTCAATAATATTATTAATGATATTAATAATAAATATGATTTTAATTTAAAATTAATTAATAATATTGATTTATTGCCAACTATTCCGAAAACAGATATTTATGAATTTTTAAATTTTAAAAATAATAAAAAAATTATATTTTATTATAATTTTTATGGTAATGCACATCAAAAATTTAATATTGACCATGATGATAATATTATTAAATTATCAAATAAATATCCCGATTATTTTATTTGTTGTGCATTAAAACCAAATGTATCTAATTATAATATTATTTCTATAGAAAATTTTAATTATATTAAAGATCCTTCGTGTAAAAATATTACTAATGCATATTATTGTGCTATAAATTCTGATATTGTTTATTCTTTCGATACCGGTGCATGTTTTTATTATTTAAATAATGATTTTAATGATACATTTCAAGGTATTTGGTATCATGTTCAATCCGTTGATGATAATAGATATTATATACGTATTAATGATAGACTAAAAAATGATAGAGTAATATCTGTACTTAATAAAAATATACATACTTAAGATTGTATATATTAATTTAAAGAATAATTATAGTAAAATTAGATATTATGAAATATCTAATTACTGGAATTACTGGATTTCTGGGTCCTCATCTGGCAAAATTATTAATTGAAAATGATGATGAAGTTTATGGACTTGTTCGCATTAATATGGGTAGAGAAAATGATATAAGGGATATATTAACAGATAAAATTTTCTCTAAAATTAAATTTGTATATGCGGATTTATGTAATTATAGAATGTTGCGTAAGATATTTGAAGACATTAATTTTGACGGAGTTTTTCATTTAGCTGCACAAACACATCCACCAACAAGTTTTACTGATACAATTGGAACATGGGAATGGAATGTTATGGGTAGTATTAATTTAATTACGTGTATTAAAGATTTACAACCATCACTTAAATTTATTTTTTGTTCATCTGTTGAAGTTTATGGAAATACAGGAATTGATGGACAAAAATTAAAAGAAACCGATAAATTATTACCTGCTAATCCATATGGTGCAAGTAAAGCTGCAATTGATTTATATTTACAAGAAAGAATTAATAATAAACAAATGAATATTGTAATTGTTAGACCATTCTGTTTTACGGGACCCAGAAGAGGATATAATTTTTCAATTAGTTCAGATGCATATCAAATTGCAAAGATTATTAAAAATAAACAAGAAAAAATTCTCAAAATTGGCAATTTAGATACTGTAAGAGCAGTAACTGATGTTAGGGATGTAGCAAATGCTTTTTTTCTTATTATGAAAAGTGATAAAACAAATGGACAAATTATTAATGTTTGTGGCGGAGAACCTTTAAAAATGAGATATTATACTGAAAAATTAATCGAATTATCAGGAATTAATGATATTAAAATGGAAATTGATAATAAATTATGGAGACCCATTGATATATATTATCAAGATGGTGATAATCAATTATGTAAAGATTTAGTTGATTGGATACCAAAATATAATATCGATGAAACATTAAAAGATTTATTAGATTATTGGATTAAAAAAATAAATTAAATAATTTCTTGTAAAATAGTATTATAAATAGTTTCGATCATTTTCATATGATTACCTTGAAAATATTTATTACCTATTTCTTGTTTTTTTATAAATAATTGATTAAAATTATTTAATAAGATCGTTTCAATATCATCATAATCATTGCAAATCATATAAAATAATAATACACTACCTTTTGGATAAGTTGATAATAGTTTATCTGATGTTTGTTTTGTTTTACCAATTTTATAAATATCAGCAAATTCTCTTTCTTTAATTAAATAAATATAATTATTGAATGTTTTTTCTGTCATTAAAGTATTTATATATGAAAATATTCATTTTTTATATAAATAACAAAACTATGATAAGTCTATTGTATTATTTTTAAATGATGTGATTTAGATGATAATATTTTATGACAGAAATGACATTCTAATGAATTCGATACACCTTTGCAAATGATTAAATGTTTCTGTAGATGATAATATTTTATTACATTCTATTTCTGCTTTGTTATTTTCATTACCTGTAAAATATTCTATTTTAATATCTTTATTATGGTTAAAATTATTTTTTCGTTCATATCACAGTCTATACACTTGATTTGAATAATTTCACAAATTCTCTTTCTTATATTCTAGTTTGATGTCTTTTTAAATTATGATATTTATTAGTTTCATAACGAACATTTTAATTCATTTTTAAAAAAAGGGTAAAAAGTGTATTGTAAAAAATACAAGTAAAAATGTTTAAAATTTTTTATAAATTTCGTTGCTCGCGTGAGTAAATGAGTATTTTGTGCTTAAAAACTCATATAAAAAATGAATAAATATATATCATTTATGTATATGGAAAATAATTTATTTTTTTGTGAGTTTTGCAATTATTCAACAAAACGAAATTATAACTTAAAACGACACCATAATGCTGTGCATAATCGAAATATTCCAAAAATTAAAATTGAAGAAAAAGATATGCAAAATGAAGAAAAAGATATGCAAAAAGAAGAAAAAGATATTCAAATTGAAGAAAAAGATATGCAAATTGAAGAAAAAGATATGCAAATTGAAGAAAATGTTAAACAATCATTTTATTGTAGTAAATGTGCTAAACAATATAAAACAAAGAAATATTTAATCAATCATGAAGAAAAATGTAATGGATTACATATATTAACTTGTCCAAAATGTATGAAAACATTCAGTACACATGGAAATAAATCAGCACATATAAAAAAAAATAATTGTAAAGCTAGAAGTATTATTCATGCAGTAAATCCAGATGTTAAACATAGTTTATATATAAATGGTAATAATAACAATAATAATACAACAACAACTATTATAAATAATTATGGTTCAGAAAGAACGGATTATATAACTTTCGACGATATGATGAGAATACTTTTACATAGTGGAAATAATATAATTCCAAAATACATAGAATTTAAACATTTCAATAAAAATTTCCCTGAAAATCATAATATTAAATATGAAAGAAATAATGGTTGTCTAATTCGAAAAGATGGCGAATGGAAATTAACAAATATTGATTATTTATCCAATAATTTAATTGATAAAAATACAAGTGAAATACGAAAATATTATAATAACCAGAAAAAGGACATTGAAGCAAAAATAAAAAATATAGAACTAATAGATTTTATAAACAAACGATTTAATTATTTGGATTTAAGTTTCAATAAAGATATTTATAATAGTATTAAATTTGAAATTAAAAATATTATAAAAACTACTATGTTAATTTAATATTTATAACCTTTTGTAATTATAGAATTATAATATGGATAATCGTACATTAATTTACGATAAATTAAATAACGAACCTTTAATTCCTAAAAAAACATATCCATTAAATAAAACGAATGTTGAAAAATATATAGCCGAATTTGACGATGAGTTTAAACCCATTATCCAAAAAATTTTTGATAAAACAACACATATTTCATATAAAAAGTTTAAATTTTTATTAAATTCTAATTTTAAAGAGTTTATTAATTATTGTAATGTTAATAAAATTAAAAATGTATATCTGTTTTTTGATATTACTGATTTACATTTATTACATAAATCTAATTTTTGGATAGCTCAACATTTTATCCAGTATATAACGAAATATAAAATAGATTTAAATATTATTATTATTTATGATAATACTAAATTTTCAGTTATTAAAAATGATGATATTATTCTTATATTAGATGATTGTACATATGATGGTGAACTAATAAGATATTATATGAATAAAAATTTTTCTCGTATTAAAACAAAATTGAATATATATATATTAATATCATTTATTAGTGAAAATGCAAAGGATTTAATTAAATCAGTTTCTTCCATACATAAATTTATCTTTTTGAAAAATAATTTTATTATTTATCCACTTGAACACTATTTAAATGATGAAGAAAAACGAATTATATCAAGATCAGGATATCCAATTCTTTTACGTTTTGAAATTAATAATTATCCAATTTATTTTGACCATAATTTAGCTGAATATGAAGCTACATTTAAAGCTATATATAGTGGATATATACCTTGGACAAAAAAAATTATACCAGTTATGACAAATTGTGAACATATTCAACATTTTGATTTTTACCACGAGGATGATAGTGATGATTATGAAGATTATAATCTTGATGATTACGATAACAACAAATGTCCACCAAAACCATATAAAATTAATAAAAATGCTGATGAATTATTTAGAAATTATTCGATTGGTTCTAATGATTATCGCGAATTAAAAAAGAATTCGTTATCATTAGGTAGAAAAAAAATAAAAAAACCTTTTAGAAGTGTTAAATCGAATTTATTTAATCCTGATAAACTACAAAAATTTATTTTATTAAAGAAACCATTGTTAATACCTATTCGATCATATCCAATAATTAAATTAAAATTAAAGGAATATATCGATTTATATCCTCCTCAATATATAAGTGATGATGAAGAACAAATTATATTAAAACTCCTCGATAAAATATATTATTTCTCATATGATACATTTAAAAAAACATTATTTAAATGTTTCGATAATGTTATTAAATATTATTATGAAAATAAATTAAGAAAATTAACAATTATAATAAATAATGAAAAGGTATATTCATCATCTTATTGGGTTACACGACATTTTATACAATATTTAATAGAAAACGTAATCGATGATATAAATATAGATTTCGTCAATGATTTTAATATTAAAAAAACAAAAGAAACATATATATATTTCGATGATTGTATTTATGATGATTTTAATATTAAATCTATAAATACAAACAACACAATTTTAATTGTATGTCCTTATATAAGTTATGAAATGTATCTTAATTTTACTTCAATTAGTAATTGTAAAATATTTCATATTGTGAAATTATTAAAAATCAAATCATTTTTAACTGATATAGAACAAAATAAATTAAGATTATCGCCAATTTTTAATCAAATATTAGATCTTATACTCGTATATTTCGACCATTCTATAAATATATTTAATACATTTTATAAATCTTTTATTGTATCTTTAATTGATACAAATAATATACCATGTCCTTATAATGAACTTGATGTAAAACAACATAATAATTTTAAAATATATGTTCCTACAAATAACAGAGTAATTGTTAAAAAATCAAAATATTTAACATTTAACGATTGTATGAAAATGGGATCAACAGACCCTACAGATGAATGTATTGATATATATAAAAATGAAAATTTGGATATTATTATGGAAGAATTAAAAATAAATAATATTCATTCATTTAACTTAATAATAGAAACTTTAAGAAAACATAAAACACTGGTTTTTTCCAAACTTCGCAATTTACTATTAGATGATAAGATAAGATATTATCGGGATATTATAGAAAAACTCGAGGGATATGATAAGATATTATATGAATTTTCAATTGAAAAATTGAAAGAATTAATTGAATTAACAATACTTTTTAAAAAAGGAGATGACTTTTTCGAAGGAGGATATAAATTAAAAAGAACTGATATTAAAATTAAATTTCATTTCAATAATAATAATTATACTCGTTGTATTTTAATTGATAATAAAAATAAAAAATACGTAAAAATTAATGGGAAGATAGTTGACCTGCAAAACATTAAATAAATTATGCCTTCTTTAATTTCGATAATTCTAATAATTGTTTATTAATTTTAACAAATTTTTTTTTATTTTTATTGATATAAATTATACGTTTATATTTTTTATTATTATAAATTACATCAATAGATATTTTAGTATTTACAAGTTTAATTGAACCTCCATAGTTTTGATCAATAATTAACAATAATTTTCGTATTATTTCATTCGATGTTGACATGTCGAAGTCAGTCGTGTTGCTTTCAATAATCATTCTATTAAATAAATTAATTGTTCCTTTCATTTCACGTATATTTTTAATGTCTATATTACGGTCTCTGATATAGCTGTCTAAATGATTTTTATATTTAGCTAAAAGTGGTAGTGTACCGTTAAAAATTATTTTTTTATTATCAGGTATATCATTATATTTATACACTTCTATTTCATTTTCCATATTTGTTATTAACTCTGCTAGTTCATGTAAGTTTATAATATCATCATCTGTTGCTTGTCGTGTTGTCATTATATACTATAATTATATACAGAAAAACATTTTTAAGTTTATTATTAATATTATAAGCATAATCAAGACTTTCTTGATATGAATGGTTTATCATTTCTATGTTGTTCTTCTATCATATACCATTAATAACCTGATATTTAAGATAAGTACAATAATATCTTCTAATGTTCAACTTAAAATAAAGATTATATTTTTGGTAATATAAAAATAAATTAATAAGCATACTTTTTATTCTCTTCATAACTATGGTTCATTTTATAAGATATATCTCTATGTTCTTGTTCTGTTAAATTGCCATTTGCAACTTCATTTTTAAGATATGTCGAATAAAATCGTCTGATTTCTACAGCAGAAATAGAAATATTATAAACTTTCTGGAATGTTTTCATAATAAATATTGATAAACCACTTGACGAGAATTGTTTATTATTTTCATTAAGTAAAAGATAATTATTATCTATTTGTCTTTTATCAATAACATTTTTAATTAATAAATCCAAATGTTCTGGAATTACAAATTGTTGAATATCTTTATTTTTAGTAATATTAAAATAGAATTGATTATTAAAATAATAATTATTTTTGTCTTTAATATTTGGTTTAAAATTAACAACTAACATTTTTCTATAATCAACTGGACGTCTGGTAGGAAATAATAACATTAAACCAATGATTAATTTTTCCATATCAGTTAAAAGTAAATCTGGATTATTTAAAATAGATAATATATTATCAATATTAAAGGATAAAGCATTCATTTTTTGTTTAATTAAATCGTCTGGAGTTTTTTTACATCGTTTTTCATTATAAATATTTTGTTTTTGGTCAATATAAGGATATAATTGTCTAACAGTTTTAGCAAAGTTTCTAATACGAGTAATTACAGCATATAGAATAGTAATATCTTTATGATTATTGCGAATGACGTTATATAAATCATTTTTAACGAAAGATAATAATGAAACCAATTTAGACAAATTATAAGGTTTATTTTGTAAAACATTTAATAAATCAGTATCATCAATAATTTCTTTATTATAATAATTAAAATAAATTTTTTTAATTGTAAATAAATATTTATTAATAGTTTCTTGATTTAATTTAGATTTATTTAAAGGATTTATTCTTTTTTTTAATGGTTTTAATTCAACAAAAACATATTCATCAACATCATCTTTTTTATCTATAATTGAAATATTTTTAAGTTTATTATATTTATTTTTATTTTTAATTTTGATTAATTTTTTATATTCTTCTTCGCCAAGTTGAGCTTTAAGTTTATCGGCGTGTTTTTTTTGTCTTTCAGCATTAGTTAATGGCATTTTAATACTAAAAAAGGAAATAAAAATAAAAATCAATTTTTTAATGTGGTTTTTTATTTTGTCGTTTAATAACTTTTTTATAACTATTATATTCGATAGAAGAAACACTTGTTAATTTATTATATTTAATTTCAGTAATTTCATCTATATTTTCTTTAATTAAATCAATATGAGAAACTATAATGATATTATTAAAGTAAGATAATAAGCTTTTAATGAATTTAGGAACAATTGAAAGATTAACTTTATCAAAGTTAATAAACGCCTCATCTATAAACAATTGATTACATACAACTTCTTGATTATTTACGAATAAACTCATACGCAACGCAAGAGAAATAACGAAATATTGAAATCCTGAAGCTTGACTAACAGATATAACTTGTTTTTCAATATCATCAAACTTATTAATTTTTTCATTATTTATAAGCCAATTAATATGAATGCCATCTTTAACCACTGTGGTTAAATAATCTAATTTAAATGGTTTTGTATCATTATGACATAGAGATTTAATAATATTATTAGCACGAAGTGTTAATTTATTTAAAACATATTTATCATATAAATCAATTTTAAAAGTCTGAAAATTAGAAATAATTATTTCTAAAATAGCAATAACATTATCAATATTAGTCAATATAATAAACAACTCATTATAACTATCAACATTTTCTTTATTATAGCCATTAATGCAGTTCGATGTAATAATTTTATTATCTAACTCTTTTATTTTAATATCAATAGCTCTAATATCATCATTAAGTTTAATTTTAGTTAAAATAGAAGGTTTTAAATTATTATTGGTTGTATATTCTTGATATTTATCAAATCGTTCTATTAACTCTTTTAATGTAAATAATTCATTGGTTTTAACGATTTTAAATTTATTTTCATATTCAAGCCAATCGTCATAAAGAGATTTAAGTAATTTTAAGTTATTAATACGCGGTTTAATATTTATATTATAATTTATATAACTTTCAACATCAGCAATAGTAGTTTTAAGTTTATTATAATCATCATTTATTTTTTCATACAAATCAAGCCATTGTTTATATTTGTCATATAAATCAATATTTAACAGTGTTTCATATAGTTCATATGATATATTATTAAATTGCTGATAAAATATTTGTATATTACTTATTTCATCATTATATTTAATTATTTCTTTATTGGTAATATCTTTTTCTGTTATACTCTTATTTACGTCGCTGGTTATTTTATCATATATTTCTTTACTTTTATAATATTCATACCATTCATTAAGTAATTCATAACGTTCTTTTAATTTTATATTATTATCATTTCGTTCGTATGTTAATATGAAAACATCTTCAGTTTTATTAATATCATCGTTAAGTAGTTTAATATCATTTTCGAGAGTAGTAATAATAATTTCAAGTTCTTTAACACGACATACCCAGTGGCGTTTACAGCATATTTCACATTTTGGATTATATATATATTCATCATTAGAATTAAATAATAATAATTCGTGATTATAGTTTTTTAAATCTTTTTTTAAATTATCTATTTTATCATTTTGTTCATAATATTTATTAATAATAACATTATCGGTTTCTATTACTTTAGTAATTTTTTTAATATCAATTTTATTAATTTCTTTTAAAATAGACGAAGAAGTTCTCAAATTTATATTTGTAGATGGTTTGTTTTTAACTTTTAAATCTTGTTGTTTCTTAAAAGTAGTTTTAAAATCTATTTCAAGTTTTGCAAGTTTATCTTTATGTAATTTAATTTTATCATTTAAAATTATTTCTTTTTCTAGAACTTTATTATAATTGTCATAACATGTTTTAATTTCAGATTTTGTTTTTAGTTTAGTATATTTTGGATGTTTAGAAATATAAGTATTTAAATCATCTACTGATGTATAAATTGTATGAACAAGTTTTAAATGTTCATCTTTAGTAATTTTAGGATCATTTACTTTAGTAGGTTGTTTAGAAATAATATTTTTTAATGATAATTCCAAATCATTATAATTTAATTTTAATAATTCTAAATCTTTTTCAGTGTAATTAATTTCATTTTTATTTTCATAATTATTAAATTGTTTTAATAATTGTTCTTCGTTAGTTATAAATGATAATTCACAAGGTTTTATTTTTTTATTAGTTTCGTCAATAGTTATAGATGGATCATATAATTGTTTTAATTTTAATAAATCGGTTTCATCTTTCAATAAAAATTTAAGTTCATTATATTGTTCTTTATATTTATAATAATCATCAATATTAAAATTAATTTTTAAATCATCAATAAGTTTGTCATAATCTGTTTTTAAAATGTTTTTTATTTTAATGTTTTTAATGTCTACTTGAATAGAATTGAATGAACTAAATAAATCTTCTTTTTGTTTTGTTAATTGTTCTAAAAGTTGTTTATTTGCAGAAAGTTCTTTTTCATCAATAATATCGACTTTATTAGTTGAAACAAGTTTTTCATAAACCTGTTTTTTACTTTCAATAACTTTTTTAAAGTCTTTGTATTTAGTAACAGCAGTTTTAAATAAATTATTTAAATGAAATATATATTCAATATTAAAAGATTTATCAATAATTTCTAAAGTTTTTTGTGCTTCCATTTTTAAAATATCACAATCGACATTTTGTGTAATCATGGATGATGACAGGAAATCATTCATTGTTCCAAATAATTCGATAATTAGAGTTTCGCAAGCACTTTCTTTTTTAATGAGTTCTAAATCTTTATTATTAATAAATTTATAAATATATCGATGACAATTATGTACTTTATTTATTATATTTTTTCTTTTTATAAAATCTCTTTCAATCCTATATAAAATACCATTTACCTCAATATCAATAATAGTATAAGCTTTTTCTTTTTTATAATTAATAATACCACCCGATAAGCTCGGAGTTTTTTTTAAATTTGTTATTTCACCCCAAATGGCTAATGTTATAATATCATAAATAGCAGATTTTCCTGTGCCATTTTTGCCATTTATCATAAATGTCTTAGCATCTAAATCAGATATATTAAGCCAATTTTTATTTTCATAACATAACAATCCTTCCCATTCAAGATATCTAATTAAGAAAGAATGTTTATTATGTTTATAATCATCGCTTTTAACGCAATGTGATATATTAATTAATAAATCTTTATTTCTTTTTGCGCATTCATCTCTTAGTTCTTCTGGATATTTGGATATATCAAATAATAATGTTGATTTATCGGTAATAATAGTAGAAAATAAGTTGTAATTGTCGTATGATAAATATTTTTTAAAATAATCTAAAATAAATGTATTATTAACAACATTTATTAATTGTTCATCGTATTTTATTTCAGTATCATGTTTTTCACCAATGTATTTATTTTCATCTAAACGAGAAATAATGGTAAAAGTAATATTATAACTTTTTAATAAACTATTTAATAATTGAAAATTAATTTTAGAAAATATTTTAATTTCTAATTTTTTTGGAAAATATTCCAAATGATTTTTTATAACATCTTCTAACAGTAATTCATATTTACCATTGACGCGAATTAATATTTGTTCCAAATCATTTTGTTTAATATTAATCAAACCTATTTCATTATAAACATTAATTTCTTTTATTTTTTTATTATCTAAGTCCCATAATAAATAACCGTGATCTATCAAATCTTCTCCAAAGTTTTGTTGAATTAAACTGCCAGAATAACCATAATATGTTTTCTTTTTATAAATGGCAACTTGGCGCTTATGAATATCGCCCAAAAGGACGAAATCAAAATCTTGAACCCATTCAAGTGGATAAGGATTATATTCATCTTTAACAATATCGCCATTATATAACTTTGCGCAAGCGAAAGAACCATGAAATAAAGCAACTTTATATTTAACATTTTCAGTGATAGTAGGAAAAGGAGGCAAATCTTGAATTCTACCAGAGTTTTTAAAAGTATCTAATGTATCAGAGATATTAACATACGAAAACCCAATATTATCTATAACAAACGTTTTAGTATCATTAAGAATAATTAAATTATCAATATTAAATGTTGAAGAAATAACTAAAGAAGGCTGATTAACATCAGAATTAACACTATCATGATTACCAGATAAAACAATAACTCTACCTAATTTAGCCAATCCTTGTATGAATTCTTTATAAAGCATCAATCCGTATGCTCCAACATTATTTTTGTTATGAAAAATATCACCAGTTATTATTATTATAAAGTCATTAAAGGTAAGCATTTCCGTTGATATATGTTTCGATATAGATACTATAGTCTCGTCAAATACATTTTTATATTCTTCATAGCGACAGTATATTATATCACCATTTCTAATATGAAGGTCTGATAAATGAAATATATAGTTTAATGTCATGTATTGATATACTAATTTATATTTAAGTCAATTTTTTGGGATATTTGTAGCTTTTAAATTACGTAATGGGTTTTGGTACAGTTGCATCATATATACCCGCAATGATTATGTTGGTACAGTTGTATCATATATACCCGCAATGATTTTTTTTGGGATATTTGTAG